TATTTATAATTACGATGTAACTTCATTTTGTGACCTCCATTATTATTTCTTTACATATTTATTTATACCAAAAATTTGTTTTTATTTGATTTTAAGGAACAATCTTGTATAATTCATGAAATAAATGATTATCTTCCGCTTACATCACCGCCCTGAAGGGCGATGCATTACGCTCGGTAGGTAAATTTAAAGGAACAAAATGTTTAGTAGTTTATTTGAGATAGTGTTTGCCAACTTTGGTTTTTATTTTAACCTCTTATTGCCAGTTGCTTCGGCACTATATTTGGCGATGACACATAAAGAATACATTTGGAAAGAATTTGGAATCCAAGCGGGTGCAACATTTGTATTTGTTGTATTAATTTACTCACTATTATTTAGCACAACCACTGACTTGATTGACAATGAATACTGGAGTGCAAAAGTTTCTAAGTTTGAATACTATGAAGAATGGAAAGAAGAAGTAACATACACTGAGAGTTATTCTTGTGGGTCTTCAAAAAATCCAAAGACTTGTACCAGAACTAAAACAAGAATTGATTATCATCCACCTTACTGGCAAATAACAACTTCTAATGATGAAACTGTTCGTATAACAAAAAGTGAATATAGGTCTGCTTCAAAACAGTTTGGTCACAAAGAAGTTAATATTAGTAGATATAACCAAGTATCATGGGATGATGGAGACAAATATGTTTCAGTTCCAAATATAGTTATACCAACTGCTGTAAGTCACACTTATGAGAACTTAGTGAAAGCAGTTAAAAGTAATGTAGTGCATACAAAAGTGCCACAATCTGATATTGACTTAGCTTTAAAAGCAGGAACTCTTAGAGATTATCCTACCCGATACAAAGACAAGTTTGGCGCTCCAAAGTTGAATAGATTTATTGATGTAACTGGGGTAGTTAAATCAGACTATATCAACCCACTGAATGATATGTCAATAGCTATTGGGCAAGTAAAACAAGGTAATCCAATTATCTATGTTGTTAATGAACCAAGAAGCTTTACAGATGTTATCTCTCAGCATTGGGCTAAGGGTAAAAAGAATGATATTACTCTTGTAGTTGGTGTTGATGACAGCGGTGTTGTTGTATGGTCAGATGTTATTACTTACACCAATAATACTGACTTTATAGTTGATATGCAGAATGACTTTATTGGTTTGGATATGAACAAAGACTCTACTAAAATACTGGAAATCTACAAGAAACATGTGCATAATCAATATGTTCGTAAACCAATGAAAGAATTTGCATACCTTAAAGATAATATCACTCTTGAATGGTATTGGCAACTGCTTATTTTCTTAATGAATGCAGCACTAACAACTTTCATTACTTGGAAATTTCTTAATAATTATGATAGAAAAAGATAATGAAAATACATTATATTGTTACTAAAACTGGAAGAATTTATACTCGCCGTGATGATGAACCCAAGTATAAGAACAATAAAACTGGAAACTTATTGAATTCGCAAATCAAAAGAACTGAAACCCTATATGTGGGTGATAACAAGATAATGGCTGAATATATTGCTGTAAAAGCACATTACAGTAGATGTATTGCACAAGGTAGGAATAAAAATGGTGACAGTGAATATAGTATGTCAATGCTTATAATGGACATCAAATATTATGAGGATAGATATCCTCAATACTGCATCTAAAAATTAGTTGGAAGAATATCATAACTGTCTAAATCCCAGGAAAACACAATTCTCCATAAATAAATATATAGGAGATTAATATGATACATTATGTTTATAAGATAACAAATATAACCCCCATAAATGAAAAACAATTTTATATTGGTGTTCATTCCACTGACAATAAAATACCATTGGAAGATGGTTATATGGGTTCATCTAAGTATCTCTCATCAGAAATTAAAAATCAGGGTATCGATTCCTTTGATAAAACCATACTATCTACATGGAACACAAGAAAATTAGCAGAAAAAGAAGAGAAAAGACTCCATAAATTATTTGATGTTAGAAATAATAATAGTTATTTCAATAAACATAATGCATCTGATGAAAATACAATAGGTTATGATCGTGTAGTAGCATTAGATAAAAATAATATGATAGTTTGGCTTACAAAGTCTGAATTTCAATCCACTGACGATTATAATGGTATCAATAAAGGGTTAGTATGGACTTTTGATAAACAAGCTAAAGTTTGGTGCTGGGTATCAAAAAATGAATATCACACGAATAAAATATGTTATGATATGCCAACAAATAATAATGTTGCAGCTATAGATATTGTTACAAACACAAATGTGCGTATTAGTAAAGAATTATTTGATAAGACGGATAGATATATTGGTGTATCAACTAATAAAGTAGTCGTATTAAATATAGAAACGAATAAAGTAGAACAAATAACGAAAGCACTATTTGATTCACAACCAACATTATATATAAGTGTGTCAGCAGGTAAAATTACTGCCAATGATACTCTTACAAATAAAAATGTCTATATAACGATTGAAGAATTTTATGCTTCGGATAGATACAAAACAGCATCTACAAAAATGGTTTCTTGTATTGATACACTGGACGGTATTACAAAGCAAGTTTCTAAAAAAGACTTTGACATGAATTTAAATTATGTTGGAGTTAATACAAAATGTATATATATATATGATAATAACAAAAAATTTGTAAAAATGTCTGATTATAATTTCAGAACATTTTGTAAAGACAATGGTTATCCATATACTGCTTTTTATAAATCTTATTCTACTAAGATACCTGTATATAATAATGTCGGGCCAAATTATAAAATGCTGGTAACAAATGGATTGCTCAAATATAAAGACTGGATGATTTCATCTATACCATTGTATTAGAAATTGGTGGGTAATATATCATAATTGTCGTAGTCAACAAAATCACCATCTTCATCGTCACCTTCAATAACACTTGAACCCATTTGAGCCATTTGAGCATATTGTTCTCTTTCACGAGCTTTATCATCTAATATTTTCTTATCAAGGTCAGCTAAATCAGATTTTTCTTTTTCAATTCTCTCTCTATATTTGGCGGCTGGGTCTGCAACAGTCTTATTGTCTATTTTAATCTTATCGTCTTTATCAACCAACATCATGTGATCGAGTGAAAACTCACCATCTGCAAATTCTGCAAACACATTCATGATGTAATATACTAAGTAGAAAGCTGCCATAATTCTATCATCGTGATATCCACTTTTTGCAGAATAACTACCATTTGTGTTTCTAATAAAACCATATAACTCATCAATTAGTTCGGAATCATTAATCTGAATCTTATTATACTCTACAAGGTTCTTGAATTGTAGTGCTAATTTCTTTTTCATTGGCGGTGTTAATTGAACACCAGCATTTTTGCTATCATAGTATATAGGTATCTCTAAGAACTCTGTTGCTTTTTCAGTCTGTGTTAAAATCTGTGAAAGCCCCTCACCAACACCATTTCTCTCAAACATAATTAGTGCATCTTGTGGATCGTAGTTCCACTGCTCTCTTAGGAATTCTTGCATCCATAAAATCATTTCAAACAGACCAGAAGCATCTAAGTCTGGGTCTGCAATAGTCCCAAGCTGATAAATCTTTTTAGGAGTAACTTCCCATAATTGCATCACTGAGCTATCCTCTCCACCGGCACTTGGATCAATGGTGATAATCACAAATGAATCTAAATTCTCTAAACTATCTTTGAAGACAGTAAAGCCATTATGTATTGAAGTAACCTCTGGTGTCTGTAAAAAGTCAAGGTGATCTGAGTCAATAAGTATACGCTCAAATGAAAGAAACTGGCAATTGTGAGATAATAAGGTGTTCTGGAGTAAAAAGCTATTATTTTCGTTGTCAACTTCTATAATATCTAATAGGTTTGAAGTATGAAAAAACTCTTTAATTGACTCAATTATGAAAGGTTCTTTTTCAGTTTTAAGCTTCATTCCAACCATTACATCTTCTACTTTTATTTCATCACCTTCATCAGTCCACAATACATGATTTTTACTACACTTAACTTTTTCACCGTTGGTAAAAAATATTTCAGTATATGATTTATGTTCTGATTCTGCTATTCCTGCAAACGATTTATATCCATCTGGTGTTTTTATTAGGTATCTATTATTTTTAGTCATACACCTATTTATCCATTTGTATTCCAAAAATATGAAAGTTTGAATAATTAATGGTTTGGAAGTATAAATAGATGTAAGAGAAGAAGTAATCTATTAATCCTGGCAGATTAATAGAAAATGGCAAGGCAATCGCCATCTGTCCTTCTACTTAAATTATACAATAAAAGGTAAATAAAATGACAACCACAACCACAACCACAACCACAACCACAACCACAAACAAAACACATTATGTGTACAAAATCACAAACTTAAATCCTATTGACGAACAACAATTTTATATCGGTGTTCATTCTGATAAAAATTCAAATCCACTCAAAGATGGTTATATGGGATCATCAAAATATTTAGATGCAGCAATGGATACTCAAGGTATAAAAACCTTTAAAAAAGAAATCTTATCAACTTGGCATACAAGAGACGAAGCAATGCTTGAGGAAATAAGAATACATAACATCTTAGATATTGCTAAACATCCGTCTTATTACAATAAATCAAAATCACATGGGACAAATTTTGATGTATCTGGAATGGTTACTGTATTGGATGAAAATAATAATAAGATGTTCGTTACCGTTAAAGAAGCCAAAGACGAAAAATATCATTCAATTCATAGTGATAGAGTTGCTGTAATAGTGAAAGAAACCGGTGAAAAGGTAAGAGTTTCAAGAAGTGAATATAAGGAGAACAAACACCTATATAATCATAGAGTTACAAACACAGTTACTGCTGTGAATAAATTGACTGGAATTACTAAACAAGTTACAAAAGAAAAGTTTGATAATGATGACAACTTATGTGGTGTTCAACAAGGAAGAGTTAATGTTTTGAATAAACATACTGGAAAGAACCAATCTGTATCAAAAGAAGAATTTGACACCAATGAACATTATATTAGTGTGATGAAGGGAACATTAATCGTTCGTGACACAAGAGACAATCAATTCAAACAAGTTACAAAAGAAGATTACAGAAAATATGATTATTACAAACACCATGCTTCAAAAGTGATAGCAATATATGATTTAGATGGTATAGAGCGATTTAAAGCCTATGGAAAATTTAAACAAATGTGTAAAGATAATAAATTACCATTTAATGCTTTTGCTACTTCGTGTCAAAATGATGGAGAACCAATTTATTCTCTTGTTGGTAGTAATATGTGGAAGTTAAAGAAGTATGATTATTTAAAGTATCAGGGGTGGTATGCGAAGGAGATATAATCTCCTAAGTGATTAAAGTAGTTTAGAAAGTAAGCAAGTTTTATGCTTTGTATTTGAGAAAGATAACATCACTTCCTCTTTCACTTCCTCTTTTTCATTGCTTCTGTATAGTGTGAATGAGCTATATACACTAAGTAGTCTTCCAATAGTATCAATTATGTCGGCTATATTAACATGTAAGTTGTTGTCATAACAATATTTCTGAAACACAATCATATTCTTATCAAATTCTTTAAGCTTGTTAAAGTGGTTTGTATTGATTGCTTCTTTTGGGTTTGTTATTAATTCGTGTTCGACTGGAATTAATTTGTTTCTTGCTAACTTAAAAGTTCCCTCGAAATAAATCTCTTTAGCATTAGCATAAACAATCATTGATTTGTCACTTACTGATGTTAAGTATTCACCAGTAGCAGCAGTAAAAAGAACATTTTTGTTTTTTTGTAGTGTTTTAAATCCTCGTAATACATCTTTATTAACGGTTTCTATAATTTCTTCTGTCATTTTTCATTCCTTTTGTTATATTTCTCTTTATTATACAATCTTTTAACTATAAATAATTTAAACAAATAAAAGGAAAAAACCATGGGTCATTTAGAGAATGTTCTAAACAAAGTTAAAGAGAAAATAGACAAATATACAGAAACTAAAAAACATGAAGATGTTAAGTATAAAGTAGAACCAAAGATATTAGAAAAAGCGAATTATGAAAGAGTTATAGATTTAGATGGTGAAGTAGAAGATTGGTATCATGATGTTGGTGTGAGAGGAGGATTTAAGAGTTAAGACTACCCATTAAGGGTAATCTTAGTTATAAACTCTTGGAAGTTTTATAGCAACTTCAATACTGTCTAAGTAGTCTATTTTGTCCACATGGTCAAATTGAATGTCTGCATTAGTTGATAAATCTCCTAAAGTATAAGCCATATAAGAATATTGGTAAATATACTGATTATTATCTGCTCTATAAAATCTTACTGCATTAGTTCTTGTACCTATATCATGAGTATCATAATCCCAATTATTATTATTAGTTGTACTTGGAATATCTATCATTAAATAAAGTTGTTCACCATTTACATTATTTCTTTCAGTTTCCCATCTTGTCTCTAACTTTAATGGTGTGTTATGCTTTACAATATAATAATCATTAATTTCTTCATAATTCATAGAAAATGATTCCCATTTATATTGTGTAGTCGCCACATTATTTAAAGCAGTAGCATCATATTCTTCTTGAGTAATTAACCCTTGAGTTAATAAGTATAAAAATGCTTTTCTTCTTTCTACTAAACTGAACGCACCCATAAGATTTAAAAATCTATGAGAAGCTTGGTCTTCACCATCAACAGTAAGAGGAATTTGTTTGTTGTACAGTAATGTATTAATCTTATCAATTAAATCTATATAACTTTGAGTAACAACATAAAATAATGTTGGTTGAACATAATTTCTCTTATCAGCACCATTAGTACCTACTAGATTTCTCCAATAAGTATTACTGAAGTAGTTATAATGAGAATTATTTAAATCCTCAGTATAGGATGATAATGTTCTATCAAAAATTCTCTGCTGATTATCTCTAATATACCCTTGATATGTTTTATTTGTAGTATTTCTAGTTTCAACAGTATCAACTGGTTTAAGATAATACCATTTATAGTCATCAATATTTTGACTCTCATGTGCATACCATCTAGGCATAAATATTTCTTTAATATTTCTTGATAAGAACTTCTTATTAAAGTTCTTATTCACTATAATTGTTTTCATTATTTAGCTCCTTATGCTTCAATAGTAACAGAGATAGTTTTAATTGTATCTACTGTTCCATCATTAACTGTTAATGTAATTGTGTCTGTTCCTGCGACACTTGGAGCATCATAAGAAATTCTTTTATTCTCTGTATTGATACTAACTGAACCATTTTCAGAATTAGTAACTGTTATCGTTAATGTATCATCATCAACATCTGTTGCAGTATAATCAATATCTGTTAAAGAATCTGGAGCAACAGTTAAAGTTTCAATTAAAGTAACTTCAGCCGGAGTATTTTCATCAACATTATTTACTGTTACAGTAATATTTTCAATAGTTTCAACACCATCAGAATCAGTTACAGTTAATACTATTGTATCATCTCCAACAAAGTCTGTTGTTGGTGTATATGAAATCGTATCAGCAGTAGTTGTTACAGAACCATTTGAAGCAGTTACAGTTTGACCTGTAATTGTTCCATCAGCATCAGTTGCAGTAAATGTAATGTCTAATGAAGTATTTTCATCCATAATCACACCACTTGTAATAGTTATTACAGATGGAGTATCAACATGATTCACAGTTACAGAAACAGTAGTATTTGTAACACCACCTTTAGAATCAGTTACAGTTAAAGTAATTGTATCTGAGCCTTCATAATCTGCAGTCGGTGTATATGTAATCACACCTTCTGATACAGTTACAATAGCATTAAGTGCAGATACAGTAGTATCTACAATATCACCATCAATATCAGTTACAGTATATGGTATATCTAATGAAGTATTTTCATCTAAAGAAACATTAGCTTCAATAGTGAAAGTTGCCACATCATCAATATTACCAACAGTAACAGTAATATCAGAAGTAGTTACACCACCAACACTATCAGTTACAGTTAATGTGATTGTAGTAGTTCCATTAAAGTTAGCCGATGGAGTATATGTAATATCCGTAGCATCAATAGTAACATCACCTTCAGTAGCACTAACAGTAGTTGTTATAGTTCCATCTTCATCAGAAGCAGTATAAGGAATAACAATACTTGAATCTTCATCTACACTTACATTGGCTTCAACTGTAATTACCGCTGAGTTATCAAAATGAGTAACCGTTACAGGAATAGTTGTGCTTGTAACATTTGAATCAATATCAGTAGCTTCTAAAGTAATTGTATCTGAACCTTCATAATCTTCAGTCGGTGTATATGTAATCACACCATCTAAGATTGTTGTTGAGCCATTTAAAGCTGAAACAGTTGTTCCTGTAATTGAACCATCAACATCAGTAACAGTAAAAGGTATTTCTATTGAAGTGTTTTCAACTAAAGAAATATTCTCAGCTACAACAAATATCGAATCATCATTTATATTAGCAACAGTAACAGTAATTGTAGTTGATGTAACACCACCTAGCTCATCTGTTCCTGATAATGTAATTGTATCATCTCCAAAGAAATCCATTGTTGGTGTATATGTAATCACACCATCTAAGATTGTTGTTGAACCATTTAAAGCACTGGCAACAGCTACAACATCACCATCAATATCATCAAAAGTAAATGGAATTTCTAAAGCAGTTTCTTCATCAGTAAGAACTAAACTATCAACAGTTATAGTTGCCGGAGCATCTACATTTTCTACCGTAATAGTAATAATTTTTTCATCTGTTCCACCTTCATTATCTGTTGCAGTAACAGTAAATGAATCATTTCCAATAAATTCAGCATCTGGTGTATATGTGATAGTTTCAGCTACCATATCTACAACAATAGTTGCATTTTGACTTGTTGTAGTTGTTACACTATCAACTGTTCCATCAATATCAGAAGTAGAATAAGAAATTACTTCAGAAGTATTTTCATTCATAGTATATACAGTAGTCATTACTAATATCGGATTATCATTTACAGATGTTACTTCAACATTAACAGTTTTAGTAATAAAAGCATCTTCACTATCAGTAACAGTTACATCGAATGAAGCCGTTCCAACATAGTTATTATCTGGTGTAAATACGATTTGGTTGTTTGTTAAATCTACAACAGCTACACCGTTAGTTCCATTTACAGTAATAACAATTCCACCTTCAATATCACTAGCAGTATAAGGGATATTAACTAATGTATCCTCATTTGTAGTAGTATCAGAGATAGCTATAACCGGAGCATCATTGATTGCATTAACAACTACACTAATATTTTTAATTACTTCTAGACCTTCATCATCAGTAGCAGTTACAACAATTGTATCTCCACCATTAAAGTTTAAGCTTGGAGTATATGCGATTGTGTTATTGTCCATATCAACAGATACCGTACCATTTCCAACAGTTGCAGTGACAGAAACAATAGTTCCATCTATATCAGTAGCAGTATAAGGAATAGTAATTAATGTATCTTCATCAGTAGTAACACTTTCAGCAATAATAAGAGTAGCTATATCATTAACACTTGTAACTGTTGTTGAAATAGTTGCAATAGTTTCCGCATTTAAGTCATCTATTACACTAATTGAAATAGTATCACTACCATTAAAGTTATTATTTGGTGCATATGTAATAATATTTGTATCTTCATTGTACACAACAGTACCATTTAACGCACTTACAGATTTACTTACAATTGAACCGTCAGTATCACTAAATGATACAGCGATTTCAGTTGAGCTATCTTCAAGAACTGTTAGAGTAGAAACAACAGTAATAACAGGAGCAACATTCTCAGCTTTAACGAAAACATCTCTATTTGATGTACCTAAGTTACCAGCTCTATCTCTACAATCAACTTTAACATTGTAAGTAGTATCATAAGTTAAAACAGAAACATCTTCTGCAGGAACTGTAATAGACCAAATACTATCAACTACATTGGTAACATATCTTGCACCATTTAAATAAGCCTCAATTTCTTGCCCATTTTCAATACCAATAGTTGTTCCATCAATAATTAAATCTTGTAATCTTTCTGGGTTAGTAATGATATTATCAGAAATAGCATTAATAATGATTATACCTGCATCATTGTCTGTATATTCCACAGTAGGTTCTGCAGCAATTTCAAGATTACATGTATCTCTCATAGCTAAAGTAAAATCTTTAAATATGTTTGGAGACCCTTGAGTTCCTGATAAAGTTTCAGTAATGATTACTCTATCTGTATCTTCCCACACACCTATACTATCAGAAAAAATTAAAGTATGGTCTTCATCGACTTGTCTTTTAAAGCCTGCAAAAGATATATAACCTGCACCATTATTCCTATTAACAACTCTTACTTTCGCATATTTATATTTTGTCGTATCATTGTGGTTGTTTAATCTTTTAGTGTGTAACAAACCATTACTATCGGTTGATTGATAATCAACTTCTAACCAATTTGTTTTATCATTTGATAGATATACAAAAAATTCAGAAATATAACTATATTCCATGAATAAAAATTGAGTTAATAATTCTGGCTTACTAAAAGTAAATATTATGTCCATTACTGTGTATTTAGTAATTCCTAATCTTGCGAGATTCAAAAAACTTATATTATCATGTGGTGGTGTATCCAAATCATTGATTGAAAAATCTTCACAAGGTACCGCATCAATACATTCAATACTTTCTGCCTTAACAAAGGGTTCTTCTAACTCTGATAATTTAACAGCAAACCATGAAATAGTCCCATCTACATTATAAGTGAAATCTAAAGCATCTTTCCAGCCCTTCTTAATAATTCTTTCTTTTTTAGCAGTATCATAGTGATAAGCTAAATCAATACCATCAATCTTTGTTACAATATCAGAACCATAAGTAGCTTCAAATTCTGTAACATCATTGATTTCGTACAATTCATTGGTTTCTGGCATAGAACCAGTCATTAAATAAATTATATTCTTGTATGAAACTAACTCTTTATAAGAATTAATATGTGTTGAAAGACCTCTTGTCATAACTTCTTTAGGAAGAAAGTCAAGTGATGTTCCAAAATAATTTTTAACTATCATTTTCTCTCTCCTATTAAATTAAGTGTGGAGTAGTAAGTGTAAACTCTACGTTGTCAATATAATCGATGTCATCAATATGGTCGAATTTAATATCGCCATCACCATCCATGTCTGTTATTTTTAAAGCGATATAAGAAGCTTGGTGTGTTGCAAAACCAGTTTCAGGATTTTGAACAACTATACTTCTATGGCCGTCATATCTTACATATGGGATGACTAAAAACAAATCGGTATTTCCATTTGCTAAGAAATCTGCATTATTAAAATGTTCATTAAATTTGAATGGTTTACTATACTTAACATTAATACTATTAGTGTTATTATTTGGTGTAACCGTTAAGTTTCCAAAATTTAAATCATTAATAGGTTTCCAATAAGCATTTTCCTTTCCAGGAATATTATTATTGATAAATGTACCGAAATCAGATGCACCATATGTTTCAAAAATACCATCAATCAAAGAGTAAGCATTTCTTGCCCCAGCAGAATAGTATATAGAATCTGTTGGTATTTGAACATCTGCAACTTTATTAAACAACACACTATTAAGTGTATCTACTTCATCTAAAGCTTCTTTAGAAGCTAAAAACCATCTCATACCGGTGTTATGGTATCTGTTTAATCTATTTCCATAGGGTGTAGAGTCAGTCATTGTACCATCATCATTGAACCTGGTATGGTGTGAATTATGATTGTCCCCAAAGTTTCTATTTGTCATATTCTCAAAAAAGTGATTAATAACCCCACCTGTCATTCTATCATTCCAAGTTTTGTTAATTTGTAGTTGTGTCATCTTACACTCCCTCTAAAACAGATTTATCTCTTAGTTTAAAAGAGAAATCTTTAAAAATAACTGTTTCTCCAGAATCACCTGTCAAAACATCTAATGTTATAACTGATTCATCATTGTTCCAGCTATTAATACTACTTGTAAAAAGCATAGAATCTTGTGAATAGTCAATTGAAGCTGAATGGTATCCAACTTCTTGAGTACAAATAATTGCACACCAACCAATAGTTCCAGCTTGTTCTAAAGTCATATCTAAAGCATCGATAGGTGTCTTAGTAATAACTCTTTCTCTTTGCCATGAACCATTAGTATAAGTCCAACTAATATTAATACCATCAATTCTTGTAAGAATATCTGTATCGTATGTGTCTAATAATTGTTGCTTGTTTTCAATAGCATATAATTCTTCATCTGTTGGTTTTACACCTTGGAAGAAAATAAATTCATTACCAGCAGTAGTAAATGATGGGTGTTCAATAGCCCAACCACCATTAATTACTGAATTGTTAGAAGTATTATATTTAGGTACTGAATATGGCATCAACATTAGTGAGTGACCGTAAATGTTTGAAAATCTCATATCTTAACTCCTTAACTTAATATTTTTGGTAATCTGAATCTTAATCTAAAACTATCAATAAAATCAATTTTATCAACGTGGTCATATTTGACATCAGCATCAGCATCATTAATATCACCCATTTCAACAGCTAAGTAAGAAGACTGTTCAACAGTAATTAAATCATTTTGGTATGTATGTGTTGAAACATAATCACCAATAGTTCCATCTGTGTTACCATAATTTTTATTGATAAGAGGGAAAATTGTTAAATAAATTTTATCTCCACCAGCATTATTACTGTTATCATAGTTGTTATTTAATTCAATTGGGTCAGCATATGAATATTCAATAACATCAGTTAAAGCTTCATTTCCTGGAATAGTAATATCAACATAACCCATATTTAACTTAGCAATATCAAAGTTTAAGAAATCAGAAGTCAATGCTTTAGCACTAATTACTTCGGCTTCAGTTAAAACAGTTTGTGTAACTAAGTAATCTAAAGCACTATTTCTTTGTGCAGAATTCTTAGAATATAAAGTATTCATTAATATAGTAAAACTAACACCAGAACCTAATGATAATGTACCATTAAATTTTTCTAAGTTAAGTTTGTCAATAACATTTAAGAAACCAGCCGGTGTGAATAATAAAAATGGATATTCTCCATTTGAATTAATAGTTTGGTCAGAATTTAATTCTGTATATACCTGAAAACCAACATATGCATTATCATTTGGTGCCATTATAGAAGTTAAGTAACTTTCTAAATAGTTTTCGTTCATTATTTTATTTACAGCAAAATTCATTATTATGCTCCTTCATTAGTTGAAATATCTCTTAAAATTAAAGAGAAATCTTTGAATATGTTAGCATCGCCTGCAACACCTGCATACTTATCAATAATAATTGGTGCAACTTGGTCACCCCATGTTCCTAAAGAATCTGTGAATAAAATAATTTTTTCACTATCAGTAGGATTTGCAGAATCATTAAGAATAATAGCAGCCCAACCAATAGTAGCATTAATTTCATAAGTTAAATCAATTGCATCAACAGGGATTTTCTTAATTTTCTTTTCTTTTTTAGCTTTGTCATATGAATATACGAATGTTAAATCAGTAACTTCCATTACTTTTTTGTCACCATATGTTCCTAATAAAGCTGCTTCGCTTGTCAAATTGTAAATATCCTCTGTTGCAGGCATCGCACCATCAAAAAATATAATCTTATTATCCTCAATTGTTAAATCCGTAACTAGGTCTGTAACCACATTATTTGATACTACATTTGATGTAGGCATAAAGTGGTAACTTAAACCATAAAAATTTAAAACTCTCATTTTTAACTCTCCTTTTTTTTTTGTTTGAATGTTTCTGTGTTTATTTATACATAAAATATAAAAAATTAAGGAAATAAAACTAATTTTATACCCTAATTAATTATAATTATATTTTCCTAATAGTTTCTAAACTAATCTTGTTGAATGAATCTTCTGTTTCTCTTGTAATATCGACTGTATAGTCATCGGCAGTCATCATATAGTCTTTGTATTGTACCTCAACATTAGGAAATGATGTATTATAATTGATTATATCTTCTAATAATAAGTCTTCTTCATCTAGCTTCGTTCCAGTTACCTTATATGTATTAAAAGGTAATCTCTTTAGATTTTGTGTATCGTATGCTTTTGTAGCTGAAACTTTAAAATTGTTAAATCCACCAGACCCCGTTGTTTCGTCTGAATGATGATGAATACCCACATCAATGGTTAATTTACCATTTAATCTTGTTATATCTTCTTTAGATAATTGTATTGTGATGTCTTTATAATATTTTAAGTTATAAGCTCTGTCTGTATATCCACTATTATAATCTTCAAATCCGACAGCACCATTTCTCTTACTCATCCATTTTTGGATACCATTTACATTACAAAAACCATAATCATTTAAGTTATCATCCCAATTATCTAATGAATAATATCTAAAACTAACTGTGATTGTTTCAATATCATCTTGAATATCAAAATTTATAGTATTTTTTTGTTTACCTTCTAATGAATGCATTATTTGGTTATTCATACTTCTAGTACCACCAATACTCCACCCACTAAGATTTGTAATATTTGTTTCATCTCTTAAAGTTGTACCATTAATATCTACAATATTTTCTCTTACTTTGTAAGGCTCAACAGTATATAGTAATCTAGTTCCAGAAGGCTCAACATCAATAACCTTAAATGAATCATCTAAGTCATTTAATACTAATGAATTTAATGGTATTTCTTCAGTTGCAATGAATTTTGTTTCAGCAACAAATTGATAACCTAAAATATCTACAACTGATACATTTATAGTTGGTGTAAAACCAAACCAAGCAACACCATCTGCTGGTTGGAAAAAATAAGAAAGGTTATTAGTAGATTGTCTCATAATTTGCTTGTTGTCTAACATAGTTAAAGCAGTTGAATCTTCACCTATTATTCTATCAATTAATACCGGATTAGCTATATATTTAAAATTTTGTGGTAAGTGTGTATCCCCATCAAATGTGTATGTAAATATACCATCTTCTTCGACTTTTGTTGTGATTAAAAATATATTAAAATCTATAATGATTAAACTATCAATATCTGATGTAGAAGATATAGACCCACTACTAATCACAGTAACATCATTCATATCGACTAAGTCATTTTCTACTTTAATATCGTATTTCCAAACATCGGTTTTATTATAGTAATGTATTTCAGGATTAGTAGTATCTAATTCTTTACTTTCAAGTATTTCAGTATTTACAGTTTTAAAATTAAAATCTAATTTTGAAACATTATTTTCATCGTAATCAATTTCTAAATGGGTAGTATCACATTTTTCTATATTATATGTAATTGTACCTGTTTCAATATCAACTAAATCAACTACTAATTGTTTAGTAGGTTTTTCAACATATGTTAATTGATTATTTAAAAGTTTAGTAATTTCATCTGTTTCATTAAAACCTCTATTATAGAATATAAAATCTTTCATATATCCACCATTAAAGGCATGTCCATTAGAGTCATATCCACCAAGAAGTATTTTGTATATTGAAAGTGTATAACTATTTCTGTCTCTAATTTGAAAAGTTGCTTCATTAATACCATCAATATATAATGAAATGATTTGGTTTGTTCCTTCATCTTTCTCAACTGATAGATTGCAAGTTAAAATTATATTTCTCCAAATATTTGGGGTATTATTTAGATTGTCTATTAATCCATTACTGTATTCTTCTAAATTTGTCCCAGTAGTTTGTTGTTCTCTAAATATTGGTCTCTTAATTTGTGAAAAAAATTCACTAATTGCAGTATCACCAACTATACTCATTAACATTGAATCTAGCCAACTTTGGTATCCATCATCTCTCTTAGCATTAAAACTAAATGTCCATGTAGTGTATGATAAATTTGCACTAGGGTCAACAGTAATTTTTGCTGAAGTATCAATATCTGAGAATTTAGCACAAGAACCAAATTTTTCATCTTCAACAAAAGTAACACCAACACTTGAAGTATTAAAACCAGCACCACCTTTGTAGAATGATAAATCTGTTGCTAGAGGCATTGCTAAAACTACATTGCTGTCGAAATGTAACTCTGGTATGAAATCATTTGGGCTTTCAGTAACAAATAACTTTGGAACTGTCGCAATAGTTTCAGGTTTTCTATGATTAAAGAAATCAATATCATAATTTGAAGACTCTGATTTAAAGAATACTGTCCTTGCACTTAAATTAACAAAATCCCATTCTTTTAATTCTAATTCTCTTTCTATAAACCACTCGGTATCAGTTCTCTGATTTTTAAAGCCACCAGTAGAATAATCATCTGATGCATAAAATCTATAAGAACCAGGAGCTAACCTTTCAGAAGCCAACTCAAATATGTCTAATTGTCTATTTTTATTTGTGATTCCGGCAGTTGTAGGTATCCAATCGCCATCTACATCTTTTTGCATTATGTATAATTTACTATCATGTAATGTAGTGGAAGTTTTAGCCCATATTCTAAAAGAGTTTTCAACTGTTAATTCAAAATAATCATTATCAGAATCCCAAGGCACAAAAGTAGCTGTTTCACCATCAAAAAGATTACCTATATTAGCTCCACCATCAAATTCAATATTATTAATTGTGTATATTGCTGGATTGATTAAATTGTCAAAAGTTCCACTAAATGATTTGTTATAAGAAACTTCTACCATATTAGTGAAATTATTATTATCTAATGAATATGACATATACCAATCTGTTAAAGTAGATGTATACAAATCAACATTTGTAACATTTTCAAAAATAAATGTTAGTTCTGGTAAATCTATTAATTCAGTATTGTAAAACTTTGTATAAATTTCTGATTTTTCAAATAGTTTAATCTCTATAACAGGAATTGTTGTCCATATTGAGTTGTTATTGTTAATAAATTCAATAGCATAAAATTTATAATTGGTAGTTGTATCTAATCTTACAGTAGAAGGAACATCATCACTTCTTTCTGGAGTTCTAACTTCACCAATATTATTTTCTCTAGAGTTTGAATCCCATGATACTACATGAACTAAATTCCAAGTAATACCATCATCACTACCAGTAATTTTCCAATCATATGGTGCATACCCATTATCATCAGCATACCCTGTTACTTCAACATATTCAACACTTGTTATCGTATCAAATTCAAAAATAGCTTTACAATTTTCAGTTTCAGAAGTATAAGGATTCCAAATACTTGTAGTTAATCCATCAACAATCACATCAATTGCACTACTTCCATCACCTAAACCATTTGGCTCATACGATGAAAGAGTAGCAGTACTTGCTATGTTAATATCTCTCTTATCTCCTACACTTTTGTATGGTAGCAGAGACCTAAAATAAATACCATTATAAACTTTAGCAACAGAATCTACACTTCCAATTAAGTTTAATTTATATTTGTCGAAGTTAGTACTATTAGTTGGTTTAGAAATAATTATTTCCCCAACCGGATTAACTAATTTATGCAATTCAACATCTGCTTTATCCATATTAACTTCTGATGTAGCATAAAAGTATTCTAAATCGCTATTACCTTCTTCAACTTCAATAACTGAAGTTGTTTTAGATGGTATATCTGTAAATTCAACCGTATTTTGGTCGAAACTTACTAATAATTCTTGAATGTCCATATTATATATCCTCTTGTATTTTTTTAGTGCTTACTACAATCTCTTTAATTCCAGTAGGATTGAAATCAATTTTATTAGTATTTGCTTTTGTCTCATCATTGTAATCAAATATTACTCTATCTTCAGAAATATTTATAGTATTGTACTCTTTTTCAATAGGCCCAACTGTTGTTTCATCATCAATATCGTAATATGACACAGATAAAGTTGGAAATTCAAAAGATTTCATAGTCGACGGTAAATTTTCATCTGTATAAACTGCTTCTGCTGCTTCTACAAAGTTATGAGAAACTATCCCATTATCTTCAACTCTTGAATAATCTTGATGTGTAACTGTATATTCGGGTTGTAAATGATTAAGAGTTGAAGTAGAGTAATCTAAACTCTCACAAGAACCTTCAATTAATAATTCATTTGTATCAGTTTCTACTTTTTCAAATGTAGTTATTGTTTTTGTGAAAGGAGTTACTGACCATTGTGTCCATCCATCAGTACTTTGTATTGCACTAATACCAATAACTATTTCCGAAAGTGGGGTATTTGTGAAATCAGGAACAGTTATAAATCTATCATCTAATGTTCCATTAACAACAAATGATAATACCTTTGTTTCTAAATTGAGAGTATAATCAATATCACCCGTATTATAAAATGTATTATCGACATTGTCATGGTCTAAAATTTCACCATTTACAAATCTTCCTATATAAATTGCACCATTAGCACCTGATGTTACATTAAATTTTAATTCTCTACAACCTGTATCATATATATCTTGCATATTCATACTGTATCTACCAGGAGTCCCACTAGTCCCATCAACTCTATATCCATATATTTCATTGGTATCATAATTAATATCAGCACCCATATCTATACCATTTTGGAATAAAATATCAAAATTAATAACTTCAATTTCTTCTTCACTCTCAACAGTTTGAGTTAATCCATTAACAATTAAATCTCCTACTATTTCAGTAGCAATCATCTTGTAATCTAACCAATTTTCAGTTGTATTTGTGACAGTTGTTGTATCAATAAAACTAATGGTTTCAGTTACACTATCATTTTTAATCGTCACTATTTCCTTTGAATCAAGACTTGCAAAATTTAAGTTGTCTAATAGTAATTGTTGACCTAATTCAATATCTTCCATAGTTCTAAAAGTTGTAGGTGAATTAAAAATAAAGTCAGAAAAAATATTTTCTTTAGCTACTGCCTTGTAATCAAATGTTCTAACTATATCAAATAAATCATTCGATGTTTCTAATGAACACACTCCCTCAATATCTATTTCAATAGTTTGAGTGACACCATTCACAGTAACATTTGCTCCATCTTCTAAACCAATAGTTGAAATCAAGTAATTATTGAAATTAGTTTGGTCAACTTCTTGAGTTAAAGTATAAGGAAAATCAGATATAGTTAAATCGGTAATACTATCTGTATCTTGAATAGTGGTAATAATATCTTCATTAATATATGTAGTAGTGTCAATTCTTTCAACTGTTCCACTTACAGAAATATCTAAAGTATTTGTATCTACTAACTGTTCTGTGAATGTAGTTTGTGTTGCCAAAATATTATCTATTCTACTTGATTCAAAAGGTTTTAATATTAAACCAGTGAAAAGTGGGTCACCATCGGTTCTTATAGCAAAAAGAACATTCTCACCAGCTTCTAAAACACACAATCCCGATTGACCCTCTGGTGACATTACTGGAGCATGATTATTGACCGTCCAATCAGTTGTTAAATTCATATTGGTTGTACCTGTCAGAATAGCTTTAGCTGGTAAAGTAATATGCAAAGTACATGAATTGTACATTCTAGTGTGTGTATCACCAGCATAATCATCTTGAATTACAAGACCCGTTCCCGAACCACCATAACCATCAACAATAAACCAACTTACTCCACTTGATAAATCCGTTGATTCATCAACGGTAATCGTATCAACTATTATTTCATCTACACTCTCTACAACTTGCTCAACACCATTAACTGTAACAGTTCCATCTAATTCTCTTGCTTTTAATTGGTATTTTGTCCAATTCTCTTGTTGAACATCTTGAGTAATAGTCTTAGAAATATCCGTAACAATTTCAGTAGGAGTTGAAATAGTTGTAGTATAATTTATACTATCAAAAGTTCCATCAGTTGTAATATTTAGGGTATCTGTATCTACTGTTTGCAAAGTATAAGTTGTAATATTATCATTAGTACTCTCTACAATCTGTTCAACCCCATTAACCGCAATAATTCCATCTACATTATTTCCAATTAATTGGTAATCTTCAATAACAGCTAATGTATTTGAAGGTTTAATAACATCCACATAAGACATATCTAATAATCCACCAATACATATTCTAGTATATTCATGCCCATTACCAACATCAGTTTTAGTTAAACTTTCAATTTTAACAAATCTACTCTGAAAATTAACATTGTGTAAAACTGCTTCTGCAACAGTCTGGTGTCCGACAGTATATTCTTCTAACCATTCAATACCATCATTTGATGAAGATAGTTTAAAACTATCTGTACTAGCTCCAACAGTTGAAAAAGGACCGAATTTAATTTCAGCATCTACCCCAGCATCTAATACTTGTGTTAGTAGTGTATCTGCTAGTGAATGAAATAAATTAATTTCAGGATGTAAATCACTACTTAATGTTTCCCCCTTAATACCTTGTAAAAGTGTTCCACTCCACTCAGCATTAAAATTCAAATTAGTTATTAATTTTACTTCACCAGCTAATAGATTTCTGACAGCTCCACTTTCTGTACTCTCAACATCAATAGTATCAGTACCTTTGAATTCTGATTGAAAAATATTATCAATATCATCAACAATATCATTAGGTGTTACTAAAGTTTTATAAGGAGTTACTTTTAAAGATGTAATATCACCAACAACATCAATAACTAACTCAGTAGTATCAACTTGCTCTAACTTAAAACCAACAATATTATTGTCTTCTGGTAAGATTGAAACATCTAAAACCCATTCAATAGTGAAAATTATTTCTTCATGTCCAAGACTCATTTCTGGATAAGATATACTGTATCTATGTCCATACACTTCATCAACAAAAACTGTACCAATTCTAGCTAATTTATTATTAACTAGAATATCATCACCAACATATAATCTTGTTGATGAATTAAACCTTGTATAAGAAATAATTTCTAAATCTTCTAAACTTTGAATATTTGCTTGAGCCACCGCTTGGTAACTCTTCCAATTTGAATCAATAGAATTTTGTATATTTTTTTTCATTCTCAACCCCTAATTAAACTATTGAAACAGTTTCTACTGCTTCAATGTTTGAACCTTTGTATGTATTTATACTAACATTATCAACTTCACCAGTAATAACAAAATCTAAAACTTCTGTTTCTCTGATATTATCCTCAGTAAATGTATAAACTATTGAAGCTGTATTATTATCACTTGTACATTCATCACTTGTAACAGTAACGGTAACATTTTCTTTATATTGAGTAGGTAAGTGAAATCTTAATGTATCTTCTAACTCACAAACAAAAGATGGCGCTTTCTGTGTTATGATATTTGTATTATCTCTAACTGTTAATGATTGCTCACCAATTGCCATAATACTCATTTCTTTTTGAGTTGTAATATACACTCTATCAAAATCATCTGAAACGATTGTTGGGTTAGCATCAATCATAAAAGCTTTGCTACTATGTTGTGAAACTATATTATTATTTGGACCACCATTAAATGCCATATTGGTAAAACTTGATTCTATTGTAGTGTTGCATTCAACTTGTGAACTAATATATGATTCAAGTCCTGTATATACTAAGTTGGTCATTGGTATAGGCATTACGGTATCAAAATTTTGTTGTTCGATGATGTCATTGTTGAACCCTATGAAATCCATATTAACGAAGTCTATTGGTGTTGAAACCATTTTCTCTTTAAATGTTAAATTGAATTCAATTTCTTCTGTTGACCTAATTGTAACATGGTCTGCAAATGTAGGATATTCTGTATCTGATATAAAATCAACCCATTCGCCCTCAATTGTTTTAATTTCAGCATCTGCACCAGCACCAGAGCAACCAACAAATACATTATCATAATATCTAGTATCAGCTTGTGACCAAGTCAAATAACCATATGATTTTGCACCCATTAACATTTCCATTTCTGGATAATCAGCTAAGTCAATAGTCATAACAGGTTCAGTCGTACTATAACTCCAAGAGTTCCAATTTCCAGCCCATACTTTAAATATGTTACCTTCTCTTACTACTTTTAATTTAGACCATCTACCAGACCATCCTCCAGATGTGCCATTAACACTTATATTTGACAACTGGTGTTGTGTGTTGTTGATTGTGAATACAAACCCCAAACCTTTTTTAGCAGCTAAAAATCCTCCCTTTGTTCTATCTACCGAGAGAGTATAATTATCATTCCCAATTCTTTCATGAGCAGCAACTAAACCAATTGTGTCATCATCTCTATTACTTGAGTATAATCTACTTTCTAATGTATAGTTCTCATGTTTGTATGGTGAAATAAAAGCATTTAAACCAGCAGTATTTGCAGGCATAATGATTGTATTGCCACTCATATACCAATCATTAGCTTGACCGGTTGCCACTAGTCCATTCTCAAAATAAGATGCACCATTTATTCTTGGCCATTTATTGAACATATCTTGTAGAGTCCAATCTTCTCTTGTAACAGTAACTAACTCTAAATCTTTGTAAGTTTTCTGTAAAATTGTTTTAGGTTCATTCGCCAATAAATGTAAAGCTTCCGTATCTGCATTTACTGTAACTGTATTTTCTGTATCATTAGTGAAATACTGATTAATAATATCAGATTCAGAACCTACACATGTTAAATTTCTCATATCAACTAACATTGTAGTATCATAATTACCTTGTGTTAATACATCATTTTCAACTTTGATAAACTCTGTATTAAAGAAATCAATAGCAACTAACGCACTATTATGCTGGTTGATTATATCTGTTTCTAAACCAGTATATTCTAAATTAATGAAATTAATATCAGTTGTATCATTATAAGCATCCGCAACAACACCATCTTGGAATATATATTCAGGATGTGGAGGGTTATGTCCTTGAACATTTAAACATCCATTGATATTACTTACTAATTCGATTATCTGGTGACTAATAGGATTAATTATGTCGCTTCTTTCTTGTGTCATATATGAGTTAATATCGTTGCTGGATATATCCATAGGAGTAGCATCTCTCCATAATCTATTAACTGGGTGATATGAATCAAAGTGACTTCTTGTTTGTATTTCTAAAATTTCATTTTCTACATAACTTACAACTAAATCATGCGGTAAGTTTGGAGTAAGAGTTACAAATTCATTAATATTGTAAGCATATGCATCTAAATTAGTAATAACTTCAGCAATATCATAAGTTAATGCAACTGAAGTAGGTACTTCTGCAACAGTTTCATCTTCTATAACAACACTCACCACTTTATCATGGTCATAAACACTCATTCTAACAAATTCAGCTAAATCTAATAATCCACCATCAATCTCAGAAATATTATAATCGTGGTATAAAGTATCAACATCAGTTCTAACATTTGAAAGAGCAACTATTCTATTTGCAGATAATTCAACTATTGTATCATCAACAAATGAAACATTATATACATGTGGTAAAGTTTCAACTATCTCTCTAATATTTAAATCATGAGTAATATTATTTGTACCTAATTCAGAAACAGTAGATAAATCGTCATTTAATGATATATTATAAAGGTGGTAATCTGAATTAATATCTTCTAAAATATTTCCTCTTGCCGTAATGTCATTTGTTTCAAATTGAACAATCTCATCTGTAATATGAGAAATATTTGCTATGAAATCTTTTGGATATAATACTGTTTCGGTTGTTGTTTCAATAGTTGAAGGTTCAATATCTGAAATAATATAATTTACATCATTTGGATATAAATCTGTATCAGTTGTCGCTTCAATAGTTTCTGCTGTATCATCTGATATTATGTATGTAACTTCATCAGGATTAACTTTCACAAATTCACTTAAATCAGTTAAAGTTGTTTGAGAATCAGAAATATTATAAACTGTTTCTACTGGTAGAACCTTAACAAATTCAGCCATTTCAATAACTTCAGATGAAGTATTAGAAATTAACCATGTTGTATCTGCAAGTAATGTAGCTTTTTGTGGGATATTAAAAGTTACAACTTCTTTATCAGATATAATCCATCTTCCAGAAGGGTCAGTATATAAAGTAACAATATTAACAAAATCAATACCAGAACTAGAACCATCAACCCAATAATTAGTAGAAATATTCTCAGCATTATAAATTGAATTAAATCTTAATTCCTTTAAAAATGTTTCAGAAAGTGTATAAGGATTTGTAGTACCTGAATTCATTAAAATCAATCTATCAGAAGGCTCAGTCGGAGTAATCGTTCCACCATTGGCATTTTCAATATATTCATAATCTTCCATACCTTCAGGTAAAGAAACAACTTGTCCTAAGTTTGATGCTGATAAAAGTGGATTGTATTCTAAAGTAGAACCTTGTCTAGTAAGCATTGAGTTAGCAAATGCAGCACCATTGATGTGAAAAATATCTGATGTATCTGTTAATATCTTAAATGTACCCGCTGAGTCTTCATCAACTTCTCTTGTATCCAATGTATAACTGAACGCCTTTACTTTGTAAGGCAACTCTAAGAATAGGTATGATAGTGAATCATTAGAGTCGTATGCAGATGGATAAAATTCAGGGTGAATACCACCATTAGATATAATATCTAATTCAATATTTCCTGCACCAACAACTTTACCAACTATCTCTGCAAAGTTTCTAATACTCTTCTCTGGTATAACTGTCCAAACTTCGTCTGAACCATCTTCATTCTTACTAAACTCACAAAGAACATCAATACTATCATCAGATTTTGTAGATGGAAAAATTTTAAACTCCCCATCTACCGCTGATGAATCCATTCTTTTAATGTCATAACAGTTAGACGGTTTATTCATCGGAATTTTCTTAGCAGGAGAGATAGGTGTAATTTCGATATATGAAATTGGTTCATAATCTATTCTTGATGAAACATTTTCATCACCATCAATATTATAAATAATTACACCAGTATTTTCAGCACCAATTGTAACAGAAATTCTATCTGTTTCATCCGCTATTAAAACTGTTTGAGCATCTGTGGTAATAATACCAAGACTTGTTAAATCATCCGTTTCAAATATATTGTCAGCAATCCAATTACTTTCGACTGTAAAATTCTTGTTGATATCATCTAATACAAATCCATCTCTTATTGATATATTCAATGTATGAGTGGCACCAGTAAGGTTTCTCATCCAATTTAAACTTTCTTCTGAATTATCTCTTATAGATTCAGGAGGAGAAACTTTATAAGTAATTTTGTTAATCTGGTGGATACCATACTTGTATCCATATATCCATGTATTACCTACAAAGTCACCTGCTTTTATATTTGTATCGGAATAATCAGCTGGTGAATTTAAATTATTAGTTAAATCTTGTTGTTCAATTGAAGTAGGAATTACAGCAACCCATTTAGAAAAATCATTATCATTGTGTAGCGAAGTCAAATCAACATCTTCAAACCTTCTTGAATCAGCAACTCTTAAAATAATATTATCTTTTGCAATTGGATACACAAATAGATAACCTGCAGTTTTGTCTACTTTACCGTTGTAGTTGTTAATATCGTATTCAATCTCTGTTCTAATACTATAGCCTGTTAGTTTTGAAACAGCCATAAACTTTAGAGCACCTTCAGCATTTTCAAATCTAATTTTAAATGGTATATCAAGTGCAACTACATTGTTTGTAATGACTGTTAAATCCAAGTCAACAACAAATTTAACTTTTGTTCTTACAACTCTTGGTGCTCTATCTGTAACAGTATCGATAATTTTTATTGTTCCGATATTGGACATTTGGTTGAATGGCGTAATAGTTACTAATGCAGAATATGTATCTCTATTATATACTATGTTGTGCGAAAATGTATCAATAGTATTACCTTCAGCTTCTAATGTCAGCTTACCTATTATTTGTTGTACCAAAAATGTATGAGACTTTCCAACTTCAATTATTTTTAATTTTGAATTTACACTTAAAGGGAAAGGTCTTACTGCGACATGTGCATATGTTGTTTTGGTGTTTCCATTATAAAAAGATTCAATATTTAATGTTGAACCACTAGTATTACCACTTATCGGCAATAGGTCAATAAAATTACCATCATTTGTATATGAAAATCCAGATACACTCCCTGTAATCGTAAGTGGTTGGTCTGTGCCTGTAACTATCAATCTTCTTGTAGTTGTATTTTTTTCATCTAAATAAATTGTTCCGGTAGGAAATATACCCAGCACATCACCATCTATTACATAAATTGGTACATTTACAGAGTAATCAGTATTATCGGCAGAAATAAATGAAAACAATACATCTGTATCAGAAAATGCAGATAACATATTAATGTTGATAACCTTACCATTGTTATTTACTGTAATGCCATTGGATGCATGTTCATAATGGTAGTTAGTATTAAAATCCCCAGAAGAACTATCATCTTCAGTCAAAAATCTGTTAAACAATTCACTATATCTATTTTCAACAATTTCAAACTGCTCTACTGTATTATTTTCGCTGTAATATATAATTGCAGGATTATCATTATTTACTATCTGATTTTTATACTTAATATCATATGTGTAATTAATACTATCAACTATTATGGGCATATTATAACCTCTGCCATCAAAGTCTTCTACTATTAATGATGACTCGCCTAATACATCCTTTGTTGTAATAATAATCTCTGCCCCATTGTGTGATACATCGCATAAAGCATCATCTAATACTTCTACTTTTGTAATAAAATTTGAAGGGTTGTCTGTTGATATAACCCTAATTGTATATGTTCCATTAATTATCATCTGTTAATCTCCATTAGTTGTATATTCATTATTATCAAAGATAATAGGTGACTCATCCATTACCCATACTGGTCTAACATACACATTGACATGTTTAATTGTTCCATCTGTATGCGTTAATTCAATAAGGTGTGTTCCTGATAGTATTGTTGAAATATTTAGTTTTCCATTCGAACTTATCCAATCTTCAACACCTTCTGGTGAATCGGTTACTGTCCAACTTCCTGCATCCGGAATATCAAAAGACAATTCTCCAAGCTCTCCATTTTCACCAATAGGATAAAGATAATTTGTAGTAAACCATTTGTTATGGTCTAAAATATTTACTTTAATACCCGATGTTACATTGCCCTGTGCATCGGTTAATGGTATGGTAGTATTAACATCAAACACACCCTCACCAGCAATATTTCTTAATCTAACACTCGAATTATCAATTACTTCTGCTTCTATGATATTTGTATTGAATTCGCCCATCGATACAGTTCCCTGAACATTGACCAAGTCCATATAATACCATTGGTCATCTGTGTCTATTATAGAAATACTTGTAAAAGCAGCTGTAAATTGTGTTCCGTATGTGCTTGTAGCAAATATTTTATGAGTTGCCACACCATCAGTAACATATACAAATGCTTCACCAATTGTATGATATTCTATAACAAGTTCATGTGTGTCGGTATTAATACTTGTTGTGCATTTTGAATCATCTGTTGACCAAGCTCTAACTTTACTCCAATCATTATCCCACGGATGTAATAATTGAACCGTCATTTGGCCACCAACCATAGCATTCTCAAGATTATATACTTTATCACTCTTATTCCATTCTAACACTATATCTAAATTTTGGATAGTTGTAACACTAATATTAACTTCACTATCTATATCATAAAATTTAAAATTGGTTGTTCCCAAATCATTATATGCTTCGCCTGTTAGAATTCTAAATTTCTTAGGTTTAACTCCACCATGGTTACACTTCCAATATGGGTCTTCACCATTGCAATCATCAACATAATCAACACCCGCAATATTTGGGTTGTCTATAATCAGATTTAATCCATTAGCTTGATTGTATAATTTAAAATCATTATCCCAACATTTATACTCGTGAGTAAAGTTATTCTTAGAATGATGAAATCTATATTTGTTTATAGTTATTTCATTTCTTGTAATTGTCATTAATTTATTAATGGTTAATTTAACCTTTGTATCCACAATATCTTCTAAGTCAATAATATTTTCAGCTTCATTAACAAAATTAAAATATGGGTCAATAATATTGAATGTCATACCATTTAAGTTTTGGGTATGAGGATTAAATTGTATTAGATATTTGTCAAAATCATCAATGTTATTTGGGTTTGGTATTAATTTGGCAGATGTTCCAAAGTATTCATTGCAAGTAGACATACATTTTTCCGATGGTCTTTTATAACTCTTAAATTGACAATATGTGAATACTAATGGGTTTGCATCCGCATTGAATACTGGAATTGTAAAACTACCATCACTTAATTCGTGTAAACCTAAGTTATATACATTACCAACAATAGACTCTCTATTTACCAATCTTATATGTGAAGTAACATATAACTCTACATTAAACTCTCTGTAACCATCACTAATAATAATATTTTCTTTTTCTATATGTTGAATATCTTCACTATTGAATAATGATTTAATGATAATAACACCACTTCTTCCTGACGGGTTAATAGTAACCTCAAATTTATCAGAAATATTACTAACCGTCATTGGTCCTTTTGCTCCATAATATTGTATTGCTAACCCAGCTTCATCCCACTCAAATTTTTTCTGATAATTTCTATCTTTAATATGTTTTAATGGTTTTGTGTATGTACCATTTATATTCTTGAACTCTGTAATTGATAGACCGTCATCTCTAACTGACAAGTTTATTGTCTGGCTAGTAGTTCCATCGGAAATAGTAATCTTAATATCTACAAAGTCCATACCAAAGTCCATACCTTCAGGTAAGTTTATTTCATCAATAATGACTTTGATAACATTTTTTGGTTCTTCAACAATAAATCCATTTTCATCAACAATTGGTTCACCAAAAGCATCAAACATAGGAATCATAATTACTTCTTCTTCAAAATGATAACTAATAGCATTCAAATCATCCATAATAACTAAATTATTAATATCCATATTAGTAACATTATCAATTTCAATTACCGGAGCTGTTTCAGGTGTAATATTAGTATCGTCGCCTTCAGCACCATAAATTGTATCTATTGATAATGCAGCTAAAACTGGTGTTGGTATAGGAGCACCAATTATTTGTTTGTATTCGGCAGCAGTCATGGTAACTGTATCACCAGTAGCAGGATTTATAGTAGTAATCAATCCATCCGTACCATGCCCAGTATTTTCAATCAATTTATCTAAATCTTCTAATGTTGCTTCGTATGCTTCTTGAGCAGCAACTTGTAAAGATTTCCATTCATTGAATGTAAGTAAATCATAATTTCCAGCTTCAAACAACCCAGCTAACCAATCTTCGTATGACCCAACAGAACCATTTTCTACTGCTAGTAAGTATGCACCATATGTTATATCAACAATAATGATATTGGTTGGTGTTGTATCAACAGCAATAATAGGTAAAAGATTTTCACAAACTGCATTTTTAGATGCTAGATAATCCACGATATTCATTTCAATAAAATTAAAGTTATTGTCTATATATTTGACTACTGTTGCTTCATTTCTCTTTTTAGCTTCACATGCCTTTTTAATACATGAGGCATAATTTGTATTAGTTAAACCTTCACAACCTTTGAATTCGCATATCCACCCAATACTTTTGAAATAATCGGAAATTGATAATTGTGTGATATGTCCATTGCCATCGTCTAAAACTATCAAAGAGTTTGGAGCTTTCTCACACAGTAGATTGTTTTGTTCATCTGTTCCATTTGCTTTAAAAACTTCTGGAAATTCACAATAAATTGATTTAAGTAATCCAGTATTACCATTCATTACTAAATAGTTTCCATTTTCATTCATACCATTTAGAAATAAATCTTGACATGGGTCGGATGGATTAACAGCCTGAGTTATTTTTGTTGATTTAGCCGGTCTCATACCATCTACTTCAGATGTAAATGTTCTTAAAAAGATTAAAGTTTCTCTTTTAGTTTCGGGAATATCTTTATCAAATACTGCATACACCGCAATTGATTGTGGTACTCTACCTTCTGGAGAACCTGCAGTCAATTCAATATAATCTAAAACTTCCATTTGTTGAGGAGTTAAACTAATATGAAATTCGCTTTCATCCATATAATTTTCCATACCAAGATTAAAGATTGTTGAACTATTTGGACCACTCTCCACATCTGTATATGCAAAATCACCATTAAATAAATTTCTAAAGCCCCATTCAGTTTCATTTTCCCAAGAACTACCATTTGAAAGTGTTATATCCGAAAAATTAGTTTCATCATAAAGAATTGGATTACCAAGAATGTCTTTAAAACTAATTTCGGTAATCGTTGCCCCTTTTTCAAAATCAAATGCACCACTTACTACAAATCTCAAGCAACAAGCATCCTTCATCAAAACACCATCATCTGGTGATTGTATTACGGGATTTAACTCTTCATTAGTTGTACAATAAATTCTTTCAAAATCAGTATCATTCCATATATTAGTCGTATGTTTCCTCTTTATAAAACCACAACCATCGTGATAAACAAAACTATTTACTGGAATATATGAAATATCTTGTTCTTTACTATCAATGACATATGCTCTCATTAATTAGCTCCTTTTAAAAAATCTATCACTGCATTAATGTCATTAGATGTAAAAACACCTTTATTGAAATTGGCCTTAAGTTTATTGATAAAATTTGAGTTTTTAATCTGTATTTTTATTCTTGATTTATCTACACCGGATAAAACCTTACTAAGAGACACTTTTTTAGTAAGTTCAATTTTAAATGGTTCATTTAATAAATCAGTTTGTAGGTATGTCGACATACATCCTCCTTATTTCCTTTTGTATTATTTATTCACAAATTAAGTTTTTTCACAGTAAAAAAATGTATAATAATAGATAAATTAAAACTATAAAGGATACACCCTTGGAAGAAAAAAAAGTCATACTTTAATAGCATACCAACCTTTAAATTGAATTTTATTGTTATTGATTAATTTAGTAATAGTACCTTTAGCTGCACTTTCATAAAGAGGAGTTCCACCAGCAAGATATGATGTTTGTAACGCTGTCGTTGGTAAATTATTTTTATTACAAATTTGTATAAAATTTCCATGAGTTTCAAACTGCAAATTATCATTCATATCAAAGATTTGAACTTTTATTGCAGTATTGACTTTTGAACCTCTTACTCTACTAGATAATAATGTAGTCCATATATTTTTATCAAATGTTCCTTTCTTAAACCTTTTCACTTCTTTGGTATGAATATTCTCAACTGCTATTGTATTTTTGGTTACACCATTTAACTCTGTATTATTTTTAAACTCATTGAGTGATACTGACTTTGTAGTTCCATCAGCTAGTTGAACTGAAACCTTATTATTCGCAACTCCCACTAAATCACTATTATTCTCGAAAGTGGTTTTATTAACTAATTCTTTCTTTCCTGTTTTTAAAGATTTTGCTACCACCATATTTTTATGGTCTGAAACTAGTTCTGGAGATGAATAAAAATCTAATGTTGAAACTTTTTGGTATTTTTTAGTTTTTGTATTAAAGGCATTAAAGAAATTGGTTTGATGATAAAGATATTTGTCTTTATTACTCTGGTATATTTTAGACTCAATAGTTATTAATTTGTTAGTTGAAATATCCCTGCAAGTTACCATACCAATGTTACAAGAGCCATCAAAAGCATTACCAATAGCAAGATTATAATATTTTGGATTTTTAACAATGTCTAAGTTTCTTTGGATTGTAGTCTCTTCAATCTCAGCTTCATCTCTTGTATTCCAAATACTAGTAATTTCTTTGATAAAGTATTTTGTTC